CCTCTCTAGCTTTGTAGGCATCTTCTGCTGTGTCCCAAAGTCCACAGTATATTTTTTCATAGTTTCTCCAAAAGTAACTTTCATACTTTTTAGCTGCCTTATGATAACTAACGCCTGTAAAACCTGTTTTATTAGTTTTAAATTTTCGTGCTTTAGCTATATTTTCTATTTGGGTACATCCTTGTAGATTTTCAATTTTGTTATTGAACACGTTTCCATCAATATGATCTACCACTTTTGGAAAGTAACCATGATGGTAAAAGAAAATTAAACGATGAAGCAGATAACCTCGTGAATCAAAAGTCAATCTCCGATATCCTCGTGTTGTTTCATAAGATTTATCAATCGGAGTTCCTTTCAAAACAAGTCTTCCTAAGTATCCATCATAATCATATTTTATTTTAATCTCTTTTAGAAGCCGGTCGTTTAATTCCACCATATTTTTCTCCTAGATATTCTATTGAAAGAAGAAGCTCATCAAAGCTACCATCTTTCACATCATTTAAGACAACCAAGCCACGCCAGTGACGGTTTGATAGTTTGTCCATGTACGACTCATCATGTAGATAGTAACTACCAGCGATGATACCGCAAATAGGTTTCCCATCAGCACGTTTACCATAGGCAATTTGCTTACCCTGTTGGTGACCAGCCACGACAGACATATGAAGCTTGTTGACCAGAGCACTAGTGGTTCCTGCTGGACGCCCCATAGCACCGACAGGCCAATAGTGATTAAAACCAACACCATTGATAAAGACAGGATGGAGAAAGTCGTGAACTTCCCAATCTTTGAGATTAAGATGATCATATGTCATTAATCCTTCTAGCATTGGGTTGTTTTCAACAGCCCGAGTAAGTCGGTTACAGTGGTTTCCTTTTAGAAACACTAAACGAGGCTTATACACCTTATGTTTAGATTCCTTCTGTGTTTTCTGAAGAGTCTTCAAAGGAGCCAGCAATACATCCATTCCTTTATTCCCTGCGTCAACGTCAGCAAGATAGCGCTTACCTTCAAAGTATTTGCTACCTGATTTGTCGTGACTACTCAAACTAGGAAAATCCCAATGGTCTCCTAAATGAACAACAACGTCAGGACGGTAATCACAGATAGCCTTACCTGCCCACTCAAGGTGCTCGGTAGGAGTATCGGGCTTACACTGTGTATCAGGGATACATAGAATACGTAGTGGTTTATCCATTAAGCCCTCGTGTAGTTCGTCCTGAATTAACAGAATGTGTTACCCATTGAATATTTTCCACTGTATAACCTTTTGTAGAATCAATACGGTCTGGAGTAGGCGCTAACTTTTGAGCATACCCGCTACCTTCATATTGATAGAACAATGTCCGAAACATAGGAGAACATTTTGCAAATTCATAAAACAATTCCTTGTCCATGAGTTCTTTTCCTAAATACAAATGAGCTTTCTTACTCTGAACACCTGTAATTCTGCTTTTCATGTTTCGGTACATTCGCATAAGATATCCATTCATGGTTTTCTCGTACGTCCTTGTATCCTGATTCTTGTTAAGCAGTCTTCGATTTCGTTGATATTCCAACCGTTCTTCCTTAGTCATCAGTCTTCGTCCTTAGTGAAGTACTCACCAGTCCAAGGGTCAAGATAGTCATGGTGATTATCATACATCGTACTCAACCACTTAGGCTCTTCCAAGCGTACTTGATTCTTAATGTCATAGCCAAACACTGACTCTAAGAACTTTACATAGCCGTCCATGCACTCATGCCACGTAACTCCGGGTGTCTCAATGATTTTCGTATACGTCTTGCCATCACAATCAACGTAAGAGAACCCAAACACTTGCATAATCTCTTCTTTATCGATCATCGCCAGATCCTTTCAAAGTATTGTTAATCTGTCGTTGTGCCAGCTTCTTCAGGTTCTGACTTGCAATATCAGCCAAGCTCCAGCCCATTACTGTAGCCAAGCCAGCGATCTGCCAGAACACATCACCAACTTCCTTCTGCATACCTTCTTCATCCAAGATACCATCTCGAATCCACTTGGCATACTTACCTGCAACTTCACCAGCTTCAGAGGTAAGGTTAGATACCATGTAAGCAGGGTTCTTAGCAGTCTCTAGCGCTGTCTTAAACGCTAGTTCTTGATACTCTTCAATCAACATACAGGGTTACTCCAGTTAACGACAACAAAAGATAAAGTAAGATACTTTGTAGTATCTCCCGGGTGCATATAGCGAGTCACTTCAAAGCCACCAGAGCCTGTCATGAACTCAGGACTTGGATCAGCATTGTACGCAATCTCCAATAAGTATCGAGCCATCCGCCGAAGTTCACCGATGCTGACCTCTTTATCTGGACTATCAAAGTAATTCCATTCCAAGAAATCCATAACTTTCTTGACCTTACTAAAGTCAAATTCGTCTAGCAAGTCTTCAACCTGTTCAATACGCATTATTCAATTCCTTTGCATAAAACAATTCTTTAACAGCAGGGAACTGTTCACAAACGATCAGCTTAACCTGCTCCGCTACCTCACGATGTTCCTTCTGCGTAGCCTTGTCACAGCGAATATCCACATAGTGAAGCCAACTACGCAGATTACCTGCCATGTACATACGGCTCATTGTAAGGCCTTCAGGCAGTAGCTTACGTGCTTGCTCCTTAGCAATACCTTTAGCCAATGACATATTGTACATCAACTCAGCATCATCGCGTACACGCTTTTGAGCTTGGAACCACCAGTGATGTAGATCAGAGTCTCCCACTTCAATGCTGTTCTGTCGATTACGTACATCCTGCAAGCGTACCTCAGACATCTCAAAGCCTTGCACAGCAGCATATCGCTGAGAGAACTCTTGAAAGCTGAAGCTGCGGTGACGCAAGATCTGACGAGCAATGTCACGAGTAGTCTCAATCTCCAAGGACAAGTGAACCATTTCCAAAGGCGACCAGTGCTTGTTGTTGATCAAATACTTCAACAGCTTTGGGCCTGACTCCGTGGCATACTGGTTGTCTGGATTAGAGACACGAGCCATGTACGCAAGAAGATCTTGAGCATCTTTGATACCTTTCTCAACAAGTCCCGGTGCAGGGACGGAATAACAAACCAATGATACTTTACTCAACTTCAATCCTTTCATTGCTCAGCAAACGTCCAATGATAGAGTCCCACAAACCTATCTTAATAAGGTAGTCTCGTTCGTTTTTGGTAAACTTATAAGTTACTATTACTTGTTTCTCAGTCTTTACATTCATTTAACCACTCCTCAGGGATAGTCTTATCAGAAAAGAGATATCCATTTTTTCTACACCACATTGCGTAGGTTGTTTTGGATGTCTTACTGATTCGTGCATTTGAGTTTGAAAAAATAAATCTAATATCGAGTTCAGGATTATGTTTCTTAACCAACAAATGCTTCTGACGATCAGGCGCTAAGAAGCGCCCTTTAGTCTCCACAATGATCCCGTTTGGAAGTTGAAAGTCAGGAGTGTACACATGAGAGGAAGCAGGTTTAATGTATTTCAGCTTAACCTTCTCGTATGTGTACTCAATCCCTAACTTATCCAACTGTTCCGCTACTCGCTCTTCAAGTCCTGACCTGAATCCGTACTTAATTGCAACTTGTTTGGCGGTTGCCATATTTGTCCTTCTTCTCTGCGCAACCATAAAAGTCTTGCTTGCTCTGTAAGATACTCAACCGTATGGCCAAGTTCTTGATACTTTCCCCACGCTGCTTGTAAAAGTTCTTCTTTAGTCGTTGCATCTTTAAGAACCTTCTCTGCCTTTTTAGGGCCAATACCAGCCAAGCACGGGATGTTATCAGTCCTGTCCCCAGTGAGTAACTGAGTGCAGAAAGACCTGTACGCTGTGAACTCATTGACATAGTATCTTTCATCCTTTACAGGATTGTAATGCCAGCCTTGAAGCTGATCGAGATCCTTATCCACATGCACAATCCAGCACTTATCCAAGAGCTTGGTGGAGTCAATGGCGACAGTATCATCAGCTTCCTCGCCTACCGTCAGGATAGCATCATGGCGCTTGACTAGATGCTCTCGTAAGGCATCGTAGTGCTTAGGCTTGACTGCATCCTTACGGTTGCCTTTATAAGGGACTGTCTTGGCAATGTCATAACGGTAGTTAGATTTACCTGTGATCCAAGCTAGATAATGATCAGCCTTGAGTTTCACGTAGATAAAGTCTTCTAACCACTCCGTTAATCGTGCTTTAGCGATGCCACTTGGCTCATCCTCCGTACTGAAGCCAATACGGTAGACAAGGAAATCAGCATCAACTAGTGCAATCTTAGGTTCCTGCTTAGAGGATGTCGTCATCGTCACCTTCAGCGTCACCGCCATAGACAACCAAGTCAGTCACAATGATCTTACCGATGGACGGAGCAGCACCGAACTTACTCGACATTTTGTGGCGATAGCTACCAACCAAAGCAGTGATCTTAGTACCGTTACCAATCTTACTAATGTCCACTGGATTACCTTCAGTGTCCACAGGCTCAAACACAAACTTAGACTTACCAACAATGTAATTACCCATTGTGTCTTTGTTTTTGATCACGATGCCCAAGCCTTTAAGAGCCTCACAAGCCTTGTCAGAGAGCATACCGACTGTACACTCATACTTGGTGTTGTCTTCATTGAACTTGGTGTTGAATTCCTTCATCCAGTTAGCCCAGAAGATTTGACCTGCGATTTTGACTGGTTTGTTATCCATGATTTAATTTCCTTTAAAATGTTATGCCGTCTTTCCGTGCTGTCATGTTTGGTGATCTACTCACTTCTTCCACTGTATCGGGCTATTCTCCTTGGGACATAGCAATCCCCGGTGATCTTTCGACTCCTTGTATCCCGTTGGCATCCGCTTTCGATCATAACTTGGTACGAGTAGAGGGTCACGATCCCTCAATCCTTCTCAGGCGGCAGATTTTAAGTCTGCTGTGTATACCAATTCCACCATACTCGCGTCTTGCATATATTATAGCAGCATTTAACACAAAGTCAAGCACTGTTACAATTATTTTATCAGATCAGTGAGTCTGTCTCCAGTTAGCACCAATCTTGTACTCACCATCCAAAGGACAGCGAAGTTTATAGTGTTCTCCTGCCTCAATGATTGACATTCTAGCAGCAGCTCCAACTATATCAGCAATCTCTTTAGGGCATTCCATCTGAAATTCATCGTGAACATTGGCGACATACTTCACAGGCCACTTATTAGCCTTGACCTTATTGTCAAAGATCACGAGAGCCTTCTTCATCACGATGGCTCCAGCACCTTGGAGGAGCGAATTGAGGGCAGCGTGTTCTGATCGAACCCAAATACGTCTCCCATCAAGTCCGGGAACCCACCCTTTTGCTGCCTGCTTTCCGACTCTTTCGATGAGTCTTGCAAGTGAGGGTGTTTGTCGCAGAAACTTTGATTTGAGTTCTTTACCAACTTTAGCAGTTCCTCCAACGATACTTCCAATCTTTGCATCGCCAGCTCCGTAGAGAAAGGCATAGATGAATGTCTTTGCATTGTCTCGTGTAGCAAGTCCAGCAGCTCGTTGGTTGACCGTATGTACATCTGTACCAAGCTTTGAACTTCCTTCTGTAACTGTTCTGACATAATCATTATCCTTCATATAGTGAGCCAACATACGAAGCTCCAGACCTGAAGCATCGCAACCTACCAACACATTACCTTCTTCAACAGTCCAGCATTCACGGCACTCAGGGCCATAGATGCTACCTGCATTGGGAATCTGAGCCATGTTAGGACTGCTATGGGTCATCCGGCCTGTAACAGCACCGTTAGTGATGACCTTACCGTGAACCCTACCGTCCTTACCCACAGCTTCCATCCAAGACTCGATCTGACTGATACGTTTATTCAGCATCAGATACTCAGCAATGACCTGAGCCTCTGGTATCTTGATGCCTGCCAACACAGTCTCGTCAATCTTAGGAATACCTGTCTCGGTAAACTCCTTAGGCTTCCAACTGAGTTCCTTCAGTCGTTCTCCAATCTGCTGTCTACTTCCGGGGTTGAAAGTAACCACGCTGTCCTTGAGTCTCTTTCCTGTTTTGTCAGAGTATCGTTCAACAGTGACAGGAGGCCATCTCTGTTGCATTCGCTCATATATTCC